ACATACTACCGCTAAACGGTTTTCGTGCTACCAAAGGATGTGTAGAAGCTCTCCTCAGTTTCTCTATATCATTATACCATGGTTGGGCCTTTAGCCAGGCCCCACACGTCCCCTCAGGGATACCCACCCTTTTATAATAATACTCATGAATGTAAAGAGAAGATGCACGGACTACAGAAGACCCCCCAGGTACGTAGATGAACTTGTTGCCTATCTTTATATCCCAGCGATACTTTTCATTCAGTCTCACAACATTCTCTTGTAGATCAGCTACATATCCATTGGGCACGTGTAATAGGAAACCTGTACCGTACCGAGCTCCCGACAACATGCACCATATCCCTATGCCCTCTGGACCCAGGCGCTCCCAGGGATATCCGCTATACGATACCACACTCTCGTATACGAGTTTATCTCCTTTCACGCTCCTAATGCCTTTAGAATACTGACCGAGCATCATGTGAGTACATAGTAGCCCTATAATCTCTGCCCAGGGTTTTTCAACAGCTATCGTATCGCTACGATACTGTATCCCAGAGAGTACCAGTCCCGCCACCATAGAACTCATCTGCGGACTCGGATCAGGATCATATAAACAGTCGTCGTTCTTAACGATATAGCTCTCCGGGACCGGAGGAGTGTACCCTTTTCTACGTAGATATCTATGAAAAGCTGACACTGACACGCCAAGATGCTTAGACAGGTCAACGATACTGTGCTCGACTAGATATCCCGTCATGTCTGCGTAATTCATGGGAGAGCCTATTTGAAATTCTTCAAGAACTCCTCATGCAAAGACGCATCAAGAGCCACAATAAAAAGCCGCTCTTTCAGATGTGCATAAGGCCTGCCCGCATTGAAAATTCGTTTGAGCCTCGTGGCAGGTATCTTTGTCCTTTTCTCGTAGTCATAAAAAGACAGAGCCTCCCCGCAGGCTATACACTCTGTCAGATACTCTTTGACATGCTCTACGGGACTCTTTGCAACATACCCCGGCTCTACCCCACAAGCTCTGACAAAACTGTTCCAGCCACCATAATGGTGCTCTAAAACATGAGCAGGGACACCTAGTAGCTGAGAGTTATCGTAAGTATCCCGTGATGTGCCCATAGTGAGAGACGACTCTTTGAATTTTATCACGGCTTCATTTATAGCTTCGACATTAGATTCTCTTTTATTACGTTTTAGCTCACTAAACAGGCTCTCTCTTTTGTAGGGCACCTCTTTGAAAAACTCATCTATAGCTATAGGAGTCTCTTTTGGTGGTACTTTTGAGAACATTAATATAACTTCATATGAATCGCTTCCTGAAAAAACTTGTCTAAAAGGTACCTTATATCCCCCACAATAATAATAGCCAATGCTGCTAGCCTGAGACAGGGTGTAAGCAATCTGTTGTTCAGCTACCCTTGTGCTAAAGCACACCCCAAAAAAACCATCAGGGGTCAACGCTTTATAGCAATTAATCATAGTCTGCTTCCAATAGCCCTCTATCCAGCTTTCAAAGCTACTAAATCTAACCACGCTTTGACCGGGATCCCTCGAATAGCATTCAAAATCAAAATAGGGCGGGGATGAAAATGCCAGACTAAAGTAATTTTCTTTGTATATACCTGTCTCACTCCCTTCGTTCAGGATTTTAAAAGTCCCTGAGGTTCTACTGCGCAGAAAATCACCAAATTTTAAAAGATTCTCATAGGTGTCCACAGAAGGCTCGTAACCAACATACTCCAAACCTAATGACATTGCTGCTAACATCCTTGACCCGAAACCACAAGAGTAGTCAAGGACTTTGCCGTTCGAGCAATAACTAGAGTAGATATACTTAGCTATTGCAGGTTTAAAATTAGAAACACATGCTTTTGTCAGTTTTATACCAGTCCTCATAGCCGCACTTGTTAACCTGTCTGCGTACCTGAGCCTATTGCGAACTAAGGACCTAAGAAAATTATCATCATCCCATAAATCTAAAGGAGCTTTATACCCTTTTCTGTTTGCTTTGTATATATTAGGAAAAAATTTCTCACAAAGGGGCATCCCTGCTGTGCTGTATGATATTACATTATTTTCACAAGATACTGACCCCTCTATGAACGACTTTAAAATGTAATTCTGTCGTTCGGAGGATAGAGTTGAAAAAGGAAACCCTCTCTTTCTATAGTACTCAAAAACTATATTTTCTATAGAAACTTTTTGAGCGTCATCTGCCAATCTATAAAATTTAGGCTTTATATCAGAGAACTCTTTAATAGTAAGCTCATTTACACGGTCCTTGGTCAAAGAAATCTCGGGCACCTTATAATAAACATCCGATGTAGCATAATTTAACAGTAGATCACCAAATTTACGGGCATATCCTTTAGAAACAAAGACACGATATATACTATCTCCTGCCGTACTACAGTGAAACCCCCATTGATATTTGCCCTCTAAAAAAGATGTCAAAGATCGTAAACTATCAAAATCGGGGCAAAAATTGGAAATACAGATGTCCCCTGACACGTCATCAATACACCCATCATCAAAAAACCAATAAGCTAAAACATCATCTCCCCAATTCTTAATAATAAAATCTACCGGTATGAGCTTGCCTTTTATCCCCTCCCTATAGAAAAGTTTCCTAAACTCATGAAATATAGGATGCGATATAGTATCAAATCTAAAACCAGACCCGTCATCTTGTTCCGTTATAGGTGTGCTGTAGGGTACTAAAATTTTGTGCTTTTTTCTCAAATAATTTTCTTGCTTTTTAGCATGAAATTCATAGTACCTACCGTCATTTGTTACACCTCCATCACCTAACATCCCCCCAATTATTAAACGAGTCTGCTCAGGGGTCAGGGCGGGATACTCATTTATTCTTTTATCCTTTTTCCTAGTAATCCCTATACTATCTATATAGGGTATCCATACTATCTTACTAACGGCATATTTATTGGAAAACTCATCGACAGTCATACTATAGTAGTCTGCCTCTATTGCCTCTTTACTAGCAGCCTCCAGCAACCGCCTAGGATTGTAGTTATTTTTTGCAGAAGATAAACCCCACTGTTTCCTTCGATAAGCAACCCCTTCTCCAGTCATGTTAAACAAAGAACCTATCTCTTTATCGGACATGCCTTTTTTTATGAATTCATCTAGAGCCTCTTTCGTCAAAAGATTTTTAACGTCAAACCTTTGTCCAGTGTACTCAATCTCAACCCCCGTATCTCTTACAGCTCGATTGCCTGGTGTTAGATTGATCTTTTTTAACCTAAGTAAAATGGCACTCTCTGTAAGACCTACAAGGTTGCCTATCTCCCTAGCGGTTAACCCAAACACACAGTACAGCCTTTTTAAGCTGTCTTCACCAAAGGACATGATTATTTCTTTCATACCAGTAATATACTATACTTTCTTCCAAAAATCAAGTAATGTAAAAAAATATTTTGATGGTGTAAATTCGCTACCGTACTTGCAGGCTATTTTATGAGAATCTATCAACAAAAACCGGTAGGTAACTTATACGCAGTACAGGGCATAAAAAAAGCCGCCTAATCATAGGCGGCTTTTAAACCAACGACTTAGATAAATTTAGCGAGCAATCTTGACTCTGGTGATCGCCAACGGGTTGTGGCAACCGATCCCAAGATTCTCGAACACGCTAAATCCAATTCTTCTTGCCTTCGGATCGTCTGCTGAGAGTACTGTTAGTTCGGTTCTTACCGGAATCCTGCCGAAGAACTCAGGCTCTGCACACACATACGCATAGCCTGGAGTAACTTTACGAGAGACGATGATCTGAGCGCCCCACACGGAGCCCATCAAACCGGTCTTGAGGATCGTGGCCTGGCTCTCGATATCGAATACGTCCCTTCCCCATTTTCTTAAGTCCGCAAAATCAAGGGCGTTCATGAACACTCTAGCCACTCTCAGATCGTGAGTCTCGATACGAGCAAATGCATCGATAAGATTCGGAGGTGTCAGAGGAGCGATCGCGTTCACCTGGGCGTTCACGTAAGCATTGCCCAGATTATCGAAACCATTCTGAGACACAGCATCCATCACGTCAAAAGCGCGAGCATCCTCAGCGGCCTGAATCTGAGCTTTCGCCAGGTCCTGGGCTCTCTCGATAAGATCGAAGCGACGTTCCTTGACCTGCGTGAGTGGGATCTCCGGGTTCGAGGCAATCTCGAACAGGGGGAAAATCACACGGCGAGGCTTTGTGATCGCGAGGATGTTCTCACCCTCTTCTCCAACCACAAACGCTGTCACGTTCGGGTCCTTGTCGTAGATAGGCAGTGCGCCATCGGGCAGCTGCTCTACGAGGAACGCCTTACGTGCAACGGACGTATAGTCTCTACGCAGGCGGAGAGGCTGGATCC